GGATGGCATGACGATCCTGGACACGATCGAGGGTCAAGACATGACGCAAATCGACGTTTCTTTTTTCGTTCAACACGGCTATATGAAGCTGATCGAGCCGACGACCGAAGAGTTCGAGACCGGTCTGTCTGCATGGTTCGCCCGCAATGGCCAGGAAGACCCGACGGTCGAGAAGAAGCGCAAGGATGCCGAACGCGCTGCGACGAAGGTCACCAAAGACGCCGAGCGTGATGCCGCCAAGGTCAAGCGCGACGCCGAGAAGACGTCCAAGGAAGCCGAGCGTGTCGAAGCGAAAGCCAAGCGCGACTCCGAGAAAGCTGCCAAAGACGCTGCTGCTGCGAACGCGGGTGCTACCGCCACCTGGACCGCAACGTCCTGATGGACCTGCCGATCGCAACCTCCCGCTTCTTCGACTACATGAAGAAGCGGGAACTGGTCCGTCTCCGGAAGGAGACGGGCCAGTCTCGCCCTTGGACTGATGATTTCATCCTCCAAGAATACAAATTCACGAACGTTCGTAGACATCACGATTGGACATCGGATATGTTGCGCTCGACGTTCTACAGCGATCATTTCGACGATGATCCTCGTTCCATCCTGATCAACTGCGCTGTCTATCGCTACTTCGGCACATTCGAATTCGCTAAGGCTGTCGGTTGGTATGATTATGATGACTTCGATTTGTGGGAGATCGAAGACTGTGCAACAAATCGCCTCGCAAACGGTGAGCGTGTTTTCACAGGGGCTTATGTCGTTACGAATCAAGGCATGAGTGCTCCCAAGCCGCAAGTCGTTTGCCATCACTTTCTTTCCGATCTTTATGACGCTGTGCCTGCTCTTTTGGAGCAAGTTCAAAAGACAAGAAGCTGGCGAGATTTGGCTGGTGCAATGTCCACGATCAAAGGTTTCGGCGGCTCTGGTTTCATGACCAAAGAAGTTCTCCTGGACACAATGATGACAAGTTTCTGGGGTGGTGAAATCCAATATGTGGACTACCGCAGCTTCACCTATCCAGAAGACTATGACCGCTGGACTCCCGTCGGTCCAGGTGGTGTTCGTGGTGCTGCTCGCCTTCTTGGGCATGACTCCCCAACGACGGTCAACATTGGCAAGGGCAAGCCGATGGAGATCATAATGCAACTTTACGAAGCCCAAGGAGAGTTCTGGCCTAAGGAATATGGAAAGCTATTCCCGACAGACATTCAATTCCAGCTTTGTGAGTTCGACAAGTATGAGCGCACTCGTCTGGGACAAGGAAGACCAAGAAGTCGGTATAAAGGAAGATAACCAAACGCTTTCTGAAATAAAGATCAAACATGAGATAGGAGACAACTATGACTGAATCAAAAACCGCCAAAATTATAGTGAATGGCACTGTCGAAGAAAGAGAAATTGAAGTCAAATCAGTAAAAGGATTTTCAACTCCAATCTTTTGCAGAAAAGACACTTATGATCTCTATATCGCAAAAGAGATTTATCGTTCATACGGAAAATTATCTGTAAAAGATAATGTGGTTCTTGACATCGGTGGAAATATCGGTTTATTTTCAAGATGGGCTTTGGACAATAATGCGAAGAAAGTTTATGCTTTCGAGCCTGAGCCCTTCAACTGTGAAATGTTTCAATTGAATTGCCCTGAAGAAGAAATTGTTCTTTGTCAATCGGCTGTGATTAACGGTGAACAACCGTTTGTTGATTTCTATATTTCTACTTCTGGGAAAAACTCTGGGAATTATACAACCAGAAAGACAAGAGGAAGAACAATCTCAACAGTATCGGCTGTTTCTATTCAAAAGGTTTTGGAAGAAACGAATCCAGATGTAGCGAAAATTGATTGTGAGGGAGGGGAATACGAAATCTATGAAGCGATCGCTGATTTTCCGAAATTGAAAGAGGTAGTTTTTGAAATACATCTTACAGTTGGGAGACTTGAGAACGCAAGACATTTGGATGCTTATTTTCTTGACAACGGTTGGGAATCATTCATCGCCCCAACTTTAGACAACAGCGGTCTTTGGCAAACAATCGCAGGATACAGAAGGAAAGAATCATGAACTATCGCCAAGGAAATCCATACGTCATTCACATAGAATTTGCAGAGGGCTGCAATCTTCGTTGTGGATTTTGTGGTCTGAACGCTATCAGGGGAAAAGAAAATAACTATAAGCTGATGACTCGCGAAACTGCGGAATCTGTTTCAAAGCAAATGGCTTCTCTTGGTTGGAATAGTAGAGTTGAAATCGCTATGCACGGCGAGCCGACGATGAATCCTGACTTCCTGGAATTGATCGCAATCTTCCGACGGCACCTGCCGAAAGCTTACATCTTGCTCGAAAGCAATGGTGGAGGAATCATTGGCGATACTTCCACAAAGACCGTCCAAGAAATGTTCGGCGCTGGCCTTTCTACTCTGGGCTTGGACGAATACCAGACGATTAAGCTGGTGCCGAAGATCCTGGAGAAAATCAAGGAAGAGCAAGGTTGTGGTTTTCTCGAAACCGGCGACAAATTGTTTGATGGCAGCGTTACGTTTTACGATTATCCTTCTTGTGGGGGTGTCGGCAATCCTCATAAGCGCAATACGAAGAAGCGGCTTATCTGGATCAGGCCAATCGATGTCAGCACCAGTGGCACTCACAGCAAACTCAGCAATCATGCCGGATCGGGGGCTCCCAAAAACGATAAAGCTGAGGGAAGAAGGTGTGCAAAACCTTTCAGAGAATTCAATGTTCGGTGGAATGGACAAGTAGCAACCTGCTGCAATGATTGGAGAGGAGTCTTTCCTCTTGGATCTATTCATGAACAAGGTCTTGATGAAATTTGGCACTCCGAGGAAATGTATGCTCTTCGTCGAAAACTTTATCATGGACAACGTGACTTCGGTGCCTGTGATGGTTGTGACACTTTGTCAATGCGTCCAGGCATTTTGCCGGATCACCTTGGTAAAGAGGAACTCCCAGAACCGAGTGAAGCAGACTTGGTCCTGATCGCTGAAACCTTGAAGAAGGGACCGCTGACCGCGCCTGTTCTTCGCTCATGGGAAGTCAAAGCATGAAAATCGCTGTCGCCCTTTACAAGATCATGGACCTCGGTGGGATCATCAATCACACTGAGGACCTGATCTATGGCCTCAAAAGGCAAGGCAACGATGTCGATCTGCTTCAACTTGTCTACAGCGACAAAGACCAGAAAGATGGAAATCCTCGGACAGGGGACTTCTCGAGGTCTGAGTCCGGACTTCTCTATAACCAGAAAATCGGTTGGGTCTTCACCAAAGCGAAGAAGGTTCCCTATCAGGGCGGGAAGATGCTGGCCCAAGCGAAGAAGTGGCTGGAAGAATATGACATCATCCTCTGGACGATTCCGGTTCCATCGACCAATGCTGAGAACGAAGGCAACTGGGAATGGCGCGATCTTTACGATCTCAAGCACCCTGTCCAGATGGCCTTCGTTCACGACGGTGGTGCCTGCGATCGCTATCCCTATGTCTTGGAAATTCAGGACAAGCTTCATGCTGTTCTGTGTGTCCACCATTCGGCGATCGGCGGCTCCTCGTTCATCAGGACACCGAGGTTCCATGTCCTCAATCCGTTCCGCGATGTCAACCGGGAAGTCCCTTCTTGGGCTGATCGTCGCAAAGGTTTCGTCAGCCTCCAGACTTTCAAAGGTCTCAAGCACGTCGATGACCTGATCCGTGCGGTCCGTCATATGCCGCCGAAGGAAGACATGGAGTTCAGGGATATCTTCGGAAAGGGTATCGAATATCAGTATATGACTTCTGCAAACAAATGCAAAGACAAGTATTTTCATGCAGATGGCGAGCGTATCTGGGAAGCGGCCGAAGACAACGGCATGATCCATCACGATTACATCGAGCGTGATCAGGTCGACCTTCTTCTGCAAGCGGCGCGGGTTCTTGTCGATCCTTCATGGTCAACTCGTCTCGGTTCTCGCGGCGGGTTCTATGGTCGTGTCTTCGTCGAGGCAGCGATCAATGGTGCCATCCCTGTCGGTCGTCCTCTTGGCATTGGAAACTCTTTGTTCCTGCCAGATGTTCATTATGTGTCCATTCCGATGGACGCAGATGATCAGACCTATGCAGAGATGGTGCATCACGCGAGTTCTGATTCTGCAGACGTGATCAGTATGCGCCAAGAAGTCCGCGAACTCGTTCAGTGTTTCGACGCTGACGTTATCGCCAAACGAATTATCGATATCGCTACCGACGATATCGGTGAACCACCTCTGCCTTACGAAGAGGTTCCGACCCTCGAGAAAAAGTCCGAGGAAATCATGTTCAATCATTTCGGTTTGTGAGGAAATACGATGCACGTTATCGAAGCAAGAAACGTTCATGAGGCGTTGCCCAAGGGAGTTGCGATGATCCTTGAAAAAGGATTCGATCGTCAGTCCCGTGCCGGCGATGTCAAACTGATCGATGGCCCTGTGACCACGCTCTACCTGAATCCTCTCGAGCGGGTCATGTTCCACCCCGATCGCGACTGCAATCCTTTCTTCCACTTCATGGAAGGCTTGTGGATGATCGCTGGTCGCAACGACGTCGCTTGGATCAGCCAGTTTTCGTCCAACATCGGCCAGTTCAGCGATGATGGCGAAACGTTCCACGGAGCCTATGGCTATCGGTGGGTGAATCACTTCTCCAAAAAGCAGTTCACTGGCGGAGATGAAAACCCTCATGGCGAAGTCTACATCCCGTTCAATCAGCTGGAATGCGTTGCGGGAATGCTTCGGGAAAACCCTGATGAACGTCGCGCCGTTGTGAGCATGTGGTCGGCCGAAGATGACCTCGGTCGTCAGGGGAAAGACCTTCCCTGTAACACGACCATCATGTTTTCGATCAGCGTCCACGGATCATTGGACATGTCGGTCACCAACCGTTCAAACGACATGGTTTGGGGAACCTACGGCGCGAATGCTGTTCACTTCTCCATGCTCCAAGAATTCATGGCGGCATGGATCGGAGTTCCCGTCGGCCGCTACTGGCAGATTTCCAACAACTTTCATTCCTATCTGAAGACGTTGGACCCTATTCGTGAACTGGCCGGGTTTCTCGACCGCGATCCTCTTCCTTTCGACAATCCCTACGTTCAGATCAAAGGACATGATCCGGTTGTCCCTTTCCAGATGGTGAACAGCGATATCGGCGAATGGATTCGCGAACTGCAAGTGTTCATGGAATTCGGTCCTGTGACCGGCTTCAAGGACAAGTTCTTCCGCAAGGTCGTGTGTCCCATCTGGCAGGCATGGTTCGCCTGGAAGACAGACGAGGGCTCGAAACGTCAGCGGGTCGAAGAAGCGAAGAAACACCTTCGCGGCTGCGCGGCGTTGGATTGGCGGAAAGCCTGCAACGAATGGCTGGATCGTCGGGCATGAAGATTTATATCGCTGCCCGCTATAACAAGAGATATGAACTCTTGGATTTCGCCAAGAGTATCGCCGATCTCGGCCATACTCTTACTTGTGATTGGCTCTTTGAAGGGGAGGAAGGTAAGACGATAGTTGAAGCAGCGGTCATGGACACTCGGCAAGTAGAAGAGTGTGACTGCTTGATCTTCATCGGAGAAGCCCAAGGAAGTAAGAACACCGGAGGCGGTCGGTGGTTCGAGATGGGTGTCGCTTGGGCTTGTGGTCACCGCGTCATCGCTCTTCTCAGTTCGGAAATCGTGGAAGAAGGAAGGGTTCATCTTCCATCCGGACACGAGTCTGTGTTCACAGCACTTAAAGAAGTGGAAATAGCTGAATCACAGGAACATGTGTTGTGTCTCTTAGGAGAATCTTATGGAGGAGATAATCAATGACGCGTCTTCCAACCTTCGTAGCCCAAGAAGGAGGCGATCACTACCAAGCTGAATATCAGCATTGGGACTGGGTTCTTGAAGCAGAGATCGGATATCTCGCTGGCAACGCAACGAAATATATCAGCCGCTGGCGCAAGAAGAACGGCGTCCAAGACCTGCTGAAAGCGTTGACCTACATCGACAAGATGATCGCCACTCGCAGGACTTCGGAGTGGCATTATCATCCAAATCATTGGAAGATCCGTGTGCTGACCGATCGTTTCATCGCGTCTGCTGGACTGACCGAAGAAGAAGGAAATCTCATCCATCTTCTCGCAGGTCCGTGTCCTCTGGAAATGCTGGAACACGCGAGGGACTGTTTGGATAAATTGCTTAGGGACGCTCAGATGGCCGCTAGGGCGCAAGCCATGCCCCCGGCCCCTACAGCACCCGGTACCGGGCCAAGCCCCGCCCTTGCCCCGCCCTGTGGCGGCGCGGGCCATGCCATAGGGCAGGGGCAAACCGCCACCGCAACCGCAGGGTCACAAGAAAGTGGTCTCACTGGCATGGAGCACCCATTCGGGTATGAACAGGAGAGAGAAGTATGAGAGTGCTCATCGCCTGCGAATTCTCTGGAATTGTAAGAGATGCCTTTCTTTCCTCGGGTGTTGACGCCATATCGTGCGATCTCCTGCCGAGCGAGACTCCAGGCCCGCATTACCAAGGTGATGTGATGGAAATGGCGCGGGACGGTTGGGACATGCTCATAGCCTTTCCGCCTTGCACCGATCTGTGTGTCAGTGGTGCACGGTGGTTCCCGGCCAAGCGGGCCGACGGGCGGCAACAGGCCAGCATCGCCTTTTTCATGGCGCTGGCAAACGCACCCATCCCGCGCATTGCGATTGAAAACCCGATTGGCATCATGTCGAGCCATTGGCGCAAGCCTGATCAGATCATTCAGCCCCATCAGTTCGGCCACGGCGAAACCAAGGCCACATGCCTTTGGCTCAAGGGATTGCCGCTGTTGCAGCCGACCGATCATGTCGCGGGCCGCGAAGCGCGGGTTCATCGTATGCCGCCTGGGCCTGACCGCTGGAAGGAGCGTTCGCGCACATATATCGGAATTGCGAAAGCTATGGCTTCCCAATGGCTCACAGCATGACACCCATTCGGGTATGATGAAAAGGATTAGGAATGGCTCGCCAAACTAAACAGCAAGAGCTGAAAGCTAGAAATGCTGGAAAGTCGCCGTTGCAGATGGGATTCTTCACGCCCGAAAGCGACTGGCGACCCAGAGCAATCTCTGACCTTCCTTCTTCTTGGGCTGGTATCGATCGTATAGGATTTGATTGCGAAACGAAAGACGTTCATCTTCGCGAACTAGGTCCTGGCCCAAGACGAGGAGCCTTCACAACTGGATGGGGAATTGCACTCGAAAAAGACGGCAGGGTTGTTGACAGTTTCTACCTTCCGATGCGTCACGAAGGCGGCGACAACCTTCCGACCGAGGAAGTCCTTCGCTATCTAAAGGGAAACATCAAAGACTTTAAGGGGGAATATGTTGGTGCAAATCTCAGCTATGACATCGATTATGCGAATTCTGATGGCTTTGAGTTTAATCGGGAAGCCAAGTTTCGCGATGTCCAGATTGCTGACCCGCTCATCTACGAACTTCACCAAAGCTACAGCCTTGAGAATATTGGCACTCGATGGGGTGTTGAATCAAAGAACAAAGCCACTCTTGTCCAGGCCGCTCAAGCAATGGGAGTTGATCCCGGCGCAGGAATGTGGCGTCTCCCAGCGAGATACGTCGGCGACTATGCGACAAGAGACGTGGAATCGCCGCTGGAACTCTACGAGAAGATGAGGAAGAAACTAGACTCTGATGATCTTTGGCAAGTGTTTGATCTCGAGTCTAGACTTCTTCCAGTTCTCGTTCGTATGCGCCAGCGTGGAGTTCGCATTGATCAAGACAGACTCAGGATGATTGAAGATCGGGCTCTACGCGAAGAAGGAGAAGCCTTGGCTTTCATTCGGCACCAGACCGGCGTCAAGATTGACGTCGGTAACGTGTGGAAACCAGATGCTCTCGCTCCAGCACTCGAAGCAATCGGAGTCAAGCTTGGAAGAACTACAACTGGTGCTCCCCAGATCGACGCCGATTTGCTGGATGGTCTCAATCATCCTGTAGCAAAGGCGATTTCTAACGCTCGCAAGGTCAATAAGATCAGGACCACTTTCGCAGCTTCCATGTGGAAATATATGGTCAACGGAAGAATTCACTGCACCTTCAATCAGATCGCTCGTGAAGATGAAAAGGGTGAGCAAAAGGGAGTTCGTTTTGGAAGACTCTCGGCTGTAGATCCAAATCTCCAACAGCAATATTCTCCTGACCGCGTCCAGCCTCACGACCCACAACTCATCTTGGAATGGCGAAAGATATTCATTCCAGAAGAAGGCGCGATTTGGGGAGTAAACGATTATTCCCAACAAGAGCCAAGATGGACAACTCACTTCGCCGCTGTCATGGATCTTCCTAAAGCCCGTGAAGCAGCGAAGAGATATCGTGACAATCCAAAAACAGACAACCACGAAATGATGACTCGTCTCATCCACACCGATGAACTTGTTGATTTGTGGCTGAGGATGAAGAAAGATGGTGATAATTCTTACAAGGTGAACCGTGGCTACTCAAAGAATATCTTCCTCGGTTTATGTTATGGCGAGGGTGGACCGAAACTCTGCGAGGACATTGGCAAGCCTACTCGTTGGGCTCACATAACGGGATACGGAAGAACCAAAGCAATCGACTTCTTCGATAACCGTCATGACGCGTGGAAAGCCCGAGCCTCTTCTGGACTAGGATTCATCAAAGAAATGGCTGGTGAAGAAGGTCAAGCGATTATTGATAACTTCGATGCTGAGGTTCCGTATGTTCGACAGCTTGCCCAAAAAGCAAGTGACAGGGCCGGAGCAAGCGGTTTCGTGAGAACCATCATGGGTCGTCGTCTTCATTTCCCGACACGCGACGATGGCTCTTATGATTGGACACACAAAGCCTTGAACAGAGTGATTCAAGGATCGTCAGCAGATCAAGCGAAGAAAGCTGTTACCGACATCGATGCGGCTGGTCATTTCATTCAACTTCAAGTACATGACGAAACTGACGGAAGCTACGGCTCAATCGAAGAAGCCAAAGCTGTTGGAGAGATCATGAAGAATTCGATACTGGAGGTCTGTACTCCTCTGGTGCCGTTTAATGTAGATACCGAATGTGGTCCAAGTTGGGGAGAATCAATAAGTGTCTAACTTCTGGCGACATAAGAAGAGCGGTGGTCTTTATACCATCATCGGAGAAGCTATCATCGAGTCAACCATGCAGAGGGCTACGATCTATAAGAGCCTGCATGACGACAAAGTATGGATTCGTCCGAAAGACGAATTTCATGATGGCCGCTTCGAAGTCATGAACTCGATGGAGTTCCGCGGCGGCTGCGTTCAACTTTCACACTCAGGAGCCTTCTGATGTCTGATTTCTGTCAACAGTGTTCTATAGAACTTTTCAGCGAGGACTACAAGGAACTCGCTGGTCTCGGCGATGGGAGCAAACTCGAGGAAGGGAAGGGTTGGGTTTGTCTCTGTGAAGGGTGCGGTCTAACCGTCGTAGACGACAACGGGGCCTGTCTCAGCCTCCATTGCACAATGAATCATGGAGAAGAACATGGCAAAGTATGATCATGGTGGCGGCTGTCCTTGCGGATTGCAGAAAGTCTGCGACTGCGAGGCTGGAAAACCTGTTCGCTCTGTTCAAGGGCAGGTCTTTGACTGGGCGAAAGTGATGTTCGGGAATCCTTCGCCCCTTGCGCTTTCCGTTCGTGGGAACAAAGAGATGTCCGAGTTGATTTCGACTCTGATCAACAAGCCAAGTGAAACTGAAGAAATCATCGAAGAATGCGCCGATGTCGCTTTCTTCCTGCTACAAATATGTGAGATCAATGGCGGCGATCTCATGGAAGCTGTCGCCAAGAAACTAGAAGTCAACAAGAATCGCTCTTGGGAAATCGCTTCTGACGGATCGTTTCAGCATGTGGGGAAATCTAAATGATTCTCAGTTCACAAACCATTCGCCGCTACTGTGAAGAGCAGGATTTGATCTCTCCGTTTTACGAGCGGACGAGACATGAAGGGATGACGTTCGGTCTCAGTCCCGCTGGCTACGACGTTCGGGTCGAGTTTGGCCCGGAATCGCTTTACTCCTATCGCATCCTCAATCCGGGTGATTTCATTCTGGCTTCTACGGTTGAACGGTTCAAGATGCCGAACGATCTCATCGCTTCTGTTGCCGATAAATCCTCTTGGGCTCGTCGTGGATTGGCCGTGCAGAACACTATCATCGAGCCGGGATGGGAAGGCTGGTTGACTCTTGAACTGACCAACCATGGAAGGGAAACTCTGCGGATCGAAAAAGGAATGGCGATCGCTCAAATCGTTTTCCAAAGGTTGGACTTCCCGACCGATCAACCTTACGAAGGGAAATATCAAGACCAGCGACGGGGACCAGTTGGCGCAATTCGCGACATTTCTGACTTGTCAAATGCACCGGGGCAGGGTAAGGTTAGGGGTTCCTGACATGTCTGAGAATAAAACGACCAGAGCCAATCTGGTCAAAGCTTTGAAAGTCCTCGGGGCATTCCCAGTTGAGAATCGTGTCAAATCTGGGACACTTGACGTGAATTATATCGGGGGCTGGATCGAGTGCAAATATATGGGAAGATGGCCTGTTCGAGCAGACGACCAGCCAGTCAGATTCCCTCACCCTTTGCTGCAAACACAGAAGATTTTCATAGCAAAAAGAGCCGCACTCAATGGCACCGTTCTCGTTTGTGCTCAAGTCGCTCAAGAATGGTTCTTTTGGGATGGCATGTTCGCTGTGTCAAACTTCGAGAAAATGACAAGACCTGAAATGCGGGAGAATGCTCTTCTTCACATGTATGGCATGGACAAAGAAAGACTTGTAACGTGGCTAAGATCGATCTCAAAAGGCTAACGCTGGGAGAGTCTTTGCTGATCAGCCGACGCAGGTCAGGACTGTCTCAAGACGAGATGGCGAGAGCCAACGGAGTCACTCGTAACTTCTACGGCGAAGTTGAGCGTGACCAGTCAGAATATCAGGGAATGAACTTCTGTGAGGTGGAACCTCTGGAAGTCAACGAGAAGATTATGCTCTGTCGTCGTAGGTCTTCTATGACGCAGGGCGAAATTGCTGAGCAGATCGGGGTCACTCGGTATTGGCTCAATCAGATGGAAATTGGAACTGCACCAGTTTCTCCTGATCTCGTAAAGTTTTGGGAGGACAACTATGCAGGGGAATAGCGAAGCTTCAATTGACTTCTTGAAGAAGTGGAGCAAAGACTATCCTTGGATTTTAACAGCGATCCAGACTGATCGTAAGAAAATCGAAACAAGAACCTTCAAGTCCGACGAAATTGCCGAGTGTCGCAAGTGGATCGAGGCCTACAACGGACATCGCAACGTCTATTTTCATGTCAACTCGTGCATGAAAGACATGAAGTCAAAGGCTCACAAAGAAGATATCAAAGCTGCTGGTTGGCTTCACATTGATATTGACCCAGAGCCAGGAGAGACTCTCGAGGAAGGTCGGGAACGCGCTCTTGGGCTTCTCACCGACAAGATACCGAAGGGAATTCCAAAGCCAACCGTTATCATATTCTCAGGTGGTGGCTATCAAGGCTTCTGGAAACTCTCAAAAGAGATTGTCGTAGATGGCGACGTCAAGAAATGTGAAGACTTCGAACTCTATAACAAGAGGTTGGAGCAGGTTTTTGGTGGCGATCATTGCCATAACATTGATCGTATCATGCGACTCCCAGGAACGATCAACATTCCTAATGAGAAGAAGAAAAAGGCTGGCCGTTTCGAAGAGTTGGCGCTCTGCTTTGAGTTCAACAAAAACGAATACGATATATCGGAGTTCAAGAAAGCACAGGGCGTTCAGATCGATTCCCATCAAGGTGGTGAATACGGAGTGAGCGTCAGCGTTCCAGGAAACGTGGAGCGTGTTCAAGATCTCAGTGAACTGGACGAGTGGGACGTTCCAGATCGCGTCAAGGTGATCGTAGCCCAAGGGAGACACCCAGACCAACCAAAAGAAGGAGATAACTCACGGTCGGCATGGCTGTTCGATTGCATTTGTCAGCTTTTCCGCTGTGGTGTTCCGGACGAAGTCGTGTTTGCCATAATCACAGATCGTGATTGGGGTATTGCTGAGAGTGTCCTAGAGTCCAAGAATCCCGAGAAGTATGCTGTTCGGCAGATGACTCGTGCCAAAGAACACGCAGAAGATCCAAATCTGCGAATGATGAATGAGCGTCACGCAATCATCGGTAACCTTGGAGGGAAATGCCGGGTCATCGAAGAGGTTCAAGACGAAATCATGAACCGTTCTCGGTTGACCATTTCTTCGTTCGAAGACCTTCGTAATCGGTATTCGCACATCATGGTCGACGTCGGCAGTGATAAAGAGGGAAAGCCTATTCAAGTCCCTCTTGGGAAATACTGGATCAACCATCGCATGAGACGACAGTTCGATTACATGAGGTTCATGCCTCAAGGTGATCTTCCAGGTGTCTACAATCTATGGCGCGGTTTCAGCTTTGAGCCTAAACCCGGAGACTGCTCGCTGTATCTGAATCACCTCCGTGATAACGTCTGTGGTGGAGTTGAAGAATATTACGTTTATCTCATAAAATGGATGGCTCGTGCTATCCAAGTCCCAGCTTCTCCGGGAGAGGTTGCACTCGTCATGAGGGGTGGCAAAGGAACAGGTAAGTCGTTGATGGCGACTCTGTTCGGTAAACTCTTCGGAAGACACCATCTCCATGTTGCAAACCCCTCGCATCTTGTTGGTAACTTCAACGCTCATCTTCGTGACGTGATCTGCCTGTTTGCCGACGAGGCGTTCTTCGCCGGCGACAAGAAGCACGAGTCTGTTCTCAAGATGCTGGTCACCGAGGATAGCATACCGATTGAGCAGAAAGGCGTCGACGTCGAAACCTATCCCAACTATGTTCACCTGATCATGGCTGCAAACGATCCTCACGTTATCCGGGCCTCTGGTGATGAGAGGAGATATTTCGTTCTCGAGGTAGCAGACAGCGCGAAACAGAACAAACAATACTTTGGAGATATTGTCAGACAGATGGAGTCTGGCGGATTTGAGGCTCTGCTCTTCCACCTGCAAAACATCAACCTAGAAGGTTTCCAGGTTCGTGAAGTTCCACAAACTGATGCTCTCCAAGAGCAGAAGCTTCTGTCCATGTCAGTGGATGAAGAATGGTGGTTTCGTAAACTCCAGAATGGCCGCTTGGTTGACAGCGATGCTGAGTGGACCGAAGCTGTCCCTTGTGATACAATCATCAGTGACTTCACGGCTTACGCAGAAAAGTGGAAGTTCAGTAGGAGAGGCAATGAGACGGCCCTTGGGAGATTCCTCACAAGAGTTTGCTCTCACGTCGAGAGAACTCAGAAGCGTGTTGCTGTTGATGTCTATAGCGAAGATGCAAGGCGGAACGAGCGGAAGAAGAAACGTCTATATTTCTATGATTTCAAAGACCTCAAGAAATGCCGAAACTCTTGGGAAAAGATCTATGGTCGAGTAGTCTGGGAAACCGAAATTGATGGTGCAGACGAATTGATACAGGATCCATTCTGATGAACTTGGCTAAACTGCGACCCTCAGATGGCGCTGTGGCCCAAGCCCTACCCTGTCCTGCCGTGCCCTTAGCTGTAGGGCGCAAGCCTTACCCTGCCCCCCGCTCCGAGGCGCTCCGACAGCCCCTGAACCTTTGCCCTATGCCCCTGACCCCGGCCTTGCTATACTAAACAGGGCAAACAAAAGGAAGATGCGATGACCATGAAACCATGTGATTTCTGTGAGGGCTACACTCCTGATGACAGGGGAAAAGAGTTCAATTCGGCCGTTGAAAGATGGCTGGGAGAACTGGAATGAAACCGATGCTCGCAGGCAAATATGAACCAGACCGGGTTGCGAGAATGCTTCCCATGTTCGGTCAGCTGAAACTCGATGGTATTCGGGTATTCATCCGCGACGGAGTGGCCTACACTCGCAGTCTCAAGCCTGTTCGGTCTTCTCAAGTTCAGTCTTTGATCTCTTGGAACAAAGTCCTTCTTGAAGGTCTGGACGGTGAGATGATCTGTGGCGACCCGACGGCGAGACATTGCTATCATCGGACGATGTCCAGTGTTATGTCTTTTGATCAAAGCGACCCCGAACTTCATTTCTTCGTGTTCGACCGCTGGGACATGCCAACGGCTTTCTCCAATCGCTTGAGCCTCTTGCGGACAGAAGCAGAATACTGGCCTGAGAATGTCAGTCTGCTGGAAACCGTCAAGTTCTCAACGATGGAAGAACTTCAATCCTGGGAGATTCAGCAGATCACTCTTGGGCACGAGGGTATCATTCTCCGTCACCCTGACCGATTCTACAAACATGGTAGAGGGACCGCCACTCAGGGCGAGTTGATCAAGGTCAAAGATGCAAGATGGATTGACACCGAAGCGATCATCGTCGATGTGACCGAACTTCGCTCCAACCAGAATGAATCCACAACGAATGCTCTCTGCCAACAAGAGCGTTCTAGTCATCAGGAAAACATGATTCCGATGGGCGTCCTCGGCGCTGTTCAAGTTCGTGGGGTCTTTCCATCAGACGATATTGTCCCTGAACATGTCAGAGGAGTCGTTTACGAGGCAAGCATCGGATCGGGATTTGACCAAGCCCAAAGAGAGACCCTGTGGAATGAAGATCTGGTAGGTCGGATCGTGAAGTTCAAGTTCTTCACTGGTGGTGTCAAAGACAAACCTCGTTTCCCGATATTCATCGGCTTCCGTGATGAAGACGACATGGATTCTCCTCCTCCCACCCCGGCACAGATGAGCCTGTTCTAAAGTAGCTGAAACATGAAGCTTGTCATTTGCCTCGCTGAGCGTTAGGCTATTAATACGGCACAGCTATGGAGTTGAAGCTATGAAACATCTCGCGTTCGTTACCGATGGAGCGATTGACCTTCGTTCCTTTTCTACCTTTGGTTTCAATTCGAAACCGAACACCACTAGCCCGATCGGTTTCTTCGGGACCGGTTTGAAGATTTCCACCGCAGTCATTGCTCGCCTCGGCTGCAAGATGACCGTCTTGATCGACGGCGTCCAGCACGAGTTCTATACTAGCCCCACGGAGTTTCGTGGGAAGTCGTTTGACCTTGTCCGCATGAAGAAGCGCAAGGGCCTGATGTCCCGCTGGCAGTATCAGGAGATGCCCTATACCACGGAACTCGGCAAGAACTGGGAACCGTGGCAGGTCTTCCGCGAACTGGAGTCCAATACCCGCGACGAGAACGGTCAAACTTCTTTGATCGATGATGAGACTCCTGCCAGTATGTCGTTTCTAAATGACGACTGGCGCGGCAAAACCGTCATCCTCATCGATGAGCCGTCCATCGTTGCCTGCTACGAAAAGATGGACGACATCTTCCTCAACCCCGATATTGGCCTTCGCGTTTCGAACGACAAATGTCAGGTCTTCAACGTCGGCTCGAAGTATCTCTTTTACCGTGGGATGCGTGTTCTGGAACTGCCGAGGCCCTCGGCCTTCACCTACAACATTCTGTCCGAGCAGCGGCTGACGGAAGATCGCACGCTCTACTCATGGCAGGCCATGTGGGAAATTCGTGACCTGATCATGCAGAGCACCGACCATGACTTCATCGAGCAAGTCGTTCAGCTTGATGAAGAGAAGTTCTGGGAAGGCAAGATCGAGTTTGACGACGTCTATGCGCCCGCTGGAGCCACCTTCCGGGCCGTGGCCGGGGCTCGCAAAGCGAGGGGCCTGTCGCTGTTGTCTCGTGTCAGCACCTATTACGATCGTTACAACGCGCCAGCTGACACTGATCCCAACGTGACTGTCACCTATCGCCGTTCTCAGTGGAGGGCGATCGCTCAGGTCCTCGCGGAAGGCGGCGACTTCGAGGAGTTGCTTCAGCGCCTCACCTGGGATGAGCAGGACATTCGGTGGCAGACCTTCTTGGGCTTCCGTGACTCTCAGACCAAAGAGTTGGAGCAGAACAGGGTTCTTGAAGATGGCGATCCGTTCTGACTGAGTGATCCTGAGCCGACCGTGATCACCACGGTCGGCGTTTGAGAAACTTAACACTTGTCATTTGCATCCCAGGGTGCTAGGCTAGTGTTGTAATATATGGAGGAAACCATGAGAAATCCCAAGAGATATCTTTCTGCTGAGAACATGACGAACGATGATTTCGAAATTCCGTTCACCCACGGGATCGGCGAGGTTGTTTATGATGCCAAGACGATCTACGATTCTTGGGCGACGATGACTCAGAAATCGTTCGAGAGTTATGCTCACCAGTCCGTGCGCGGAAACCTTGGCACCGGTCGCGGACAGAAGTATGTCCGCAACGCAGAAGGTCACCTCGTGTTGACCGAAGGAGGATCGACATGATCACATTCGTTGGAGAGCGGGGAGTCGAAACATTTCGTGCGATCTCCCTCAAAGCTGGCCTCAGAATATTCGCCAGGACCGGTATGAAGCCGAGCCATAGTTGGACACCGACTGCCATGCTCAAAGCCGCTGGCACGATCACAGGTAAGGTCTACAAGCGTGGTCAGTATGATCTGGCCGTGGCTGATCTGGATGCCTGGATCAAATCGAATGGAACGACCGGCACATGAATCTGTTCGTCTCCAGTTTTTGCCCAAGAGAGAGTGCTCAGTTTCTCGATGACAAGCGCGTCGGGAAACTGCTCATGGAAGCAAATCAACTGCTTTCGTTGGCGATCAAGCTTCATCATGATCAGCCTTTCCCTCGTGACCATATTGGTCCAGGTCTGGTGTGCGATGGATTCGCACACCAGAATCATCCGGTCAGCATCTGGGTCCGCAAGACACGATCCAATTTTGACTGGACCTCGCAACATGCTTTCGCTTTGTCCGAGGAGTTCACTCACCGCTTCGGCAAAGAACATGCCTCTGGACACAGGACCTCGGTCATCTTTGAGTGGAGAGAAAACGTCCCAGAGGGTCCACTCACAGAGTTCCAGAATTCCGCCAAGAATGCTTCGGTCGGAGTGGACATGTCCCATCATCCTGTTCCAGAATCGTATCGTGCATATCTTGATGCTCGGTGGGAAGGAGACGCTCGCCCTCCCAAGTGGACAAACCGTGGTCAACCAGAATGGAGTCACTACTGATGAATGACAGATCACAAAACTTGATCGTTCGGTTGCGTTTCGCTGCTACGGTCGCAGTCGGTCGTGAGAGCAACCGTTCTCTCATGATCCAAACTTCTAACTGGATGGAAACTGCTATTGCACGAGAAGCGGACCTGACGGATAAGCTGGCGAAAGCCGAGGCAGCAATAAGCGGGATGGAACAGATGCTCGCCGGTCAACGAATTGAGTTGGCACAAGCCCGCGCTGACAGCCGACATGAGGGAGACTTGCTGTGATCGTTCACGTTTTCAATTATAACGAATGGCGTCGGGTTCCTGACGGGATGGGTTGTGTCGACTGGGACTGTGACTTTCATGCGTTGGTCGTCCACCCCGACGGACGTGTCGAGATGAGACCGTATAACTCGCAGTCAGAGCAAGATCGGCTGGAGGCAGAGTTCCCTTTCCGTGTCAGGCACACTTGTGATCTGTCCGACCACAACGAGACGATGGACGTGAGCCCTGACACCGAGAGGTTGAAAGAGAACTTTCCTCTCGTTTGGGCTTCTCTCAACAAATGGATGCCGTTCAAGGATCGTCGTATGAAGTTGAGGGTCCAAGATGATCATTCCTGATCCTGTCAGCATTGGCTGGCCCGCTCGTGGTGAGCCTCGCTGCGTTGGTCGCCTCGAAAACCACGATCTCGCTGGTCAGTTCATTCCTGGTCACAAGATCATATATAACACGTTCGAAGGTCCGGCAGTCTTCCGAGTAGGAGTTTCCTACACTCCTGATAGTGGTAAATATAAGACCTTGACCGTGATCTTGGTCCCTGATAAAGTCCTTCCAGAAGAAATCTGGGAGTATGATGGTTTCGTTTTGACGGCAAACTTGCCCAAGAAGAAGCCAGAAATTCAACTGAACTTTGAAACAATGACCGAATATCTGGCTCGTAAGAGGCGAGAGAAAGAAACATGACACTTGTCATTTGCATCGGCAACGGGTAAACTGGTAAGGTAAACCAAGGAGGCTACAATGACAGACGTTTCTCATCCGATCAATTCCACCGCGATCGAATCCTGTTCTTCCAATGCCGAAGAGCAGACCCTCACTGTTCGTTTCCACAACGGCAGCTCAGTGACGTATCTCGGTGTCGGTCAGGACACGGTCCAGGAACTGCTGAACGCTCCCAGCGTCGGCAGGTTCTATAACCAGAATATCCGCGGTCAGTTTCAGGAGGCATGACATGAAAGCCGATTTCTATATCAATGGCTTTGGCCGCGTCTGTGGCAGCGTTTCTTCCGGAACTCACCGGGAAGAAGACCTGATCAAAGCGTTCAGCAACGAACTGGCCAAAATCAACGTCTTGACCCCGGCGCTGGTCCATGAAGCCCGCTCATGGCTTGCTACCGCTGTAGATTGGCAGTCCACCGTATGGGATTCCCAACCAGAAATCCAGGACCTCTGCGATGACGAACTCGGCTGTTACTGGTTTGATCGCGGTTACGGGCTGATTCAAGATTTGCAGGAAAGCCTCAGCGATCTGGCCCCTGAGGGATTCTACTTCGGCTCTCACTACAGCGACGGAGCAGACTTCGGATGGTGGCGCGCCGACAGCGAGACTGACCAGATGGA